TTGTCCACACGTCATCGGACTACAAGCGCAGGTGGTTCACATGCGACATCACCGGCCTTAACTGCGAAATGATGGGCGGCGGCTGCCGCGCCCACACACCGAAGGTGACGCGATGACGCAGCCTGTATTGTTCGACCGTCCAACACGGCTGACGCGACAGTGTGCGGCGATGCTGGACCGCTTGCGTCATGGGCGCGTGAGCAACGCGGAACTCGCACAGGTGGCGCTGAAGTATACCAGCCGCATCAGCGACCTCAGAGCGGCTGGGTACGACGTGCAGTGCGTGAAGCAGGACAAGGCCACGGGCCTGTCGTGGTACGAGTTGGTGGTGGGGTGATGGCGGAACGCTGGTTGACGACGAAGGAAGCGGCGGCGATGTGGCGGGTGTCGCCACGGACGATCCGTCGCTGGGTGAACGCGCAACGCATCGAGGGCTGCAAGTTCGGCCCCAAGTGCATCCGCGTGCTGACGGTGGAGGGGGGTGGGGCTGATGGCGTGCAAGAAGGGTCGCATCAAGAAGTAGCGGTGGACGCATGTCGGTAGCCCACACCTGTTGTTGGTGCGGGAGGCCGTTGAAGGAGGCCACGGTTCTTCGCAAGCTCATCTGGTCGTGCCGCAACGATGAGTGCTATGAACGGTGCGCCTCCCACATGCTGACGTGGCAGGAACGCAGCGACCGCACCAAGAGCGGGATGACGCAGCCGAAGCTGTTTTTCTTCCCGCTGCCGCGTCAGGTGCAGGCCATCGAAGCGGTATTGAAGGGGACTCCGCGCATCCTATTTGGTGGGAGTCGTGGGGGAGGCAAGAGCCAGTTTATCCGCTTCCTGCACTACCGGCAGGCGATGGCGCACCAGGGCTTCCACAGCCTCATCCTGCGCCGGAAGTATCCCGAACTGGAACAGACCCACATCATGCGCGTCCGCAAGGAAGTGCCCAAACTCGGGGGCATCTACCGCGAGACGAACCGCACGATTGAGTGGCCTGCGACGGGCAGCACCACGCGCTTCGGGCACTGCCAGACGGAAGATGACGCCGAGAACTACCTGTCGGCTGAATACGACCTCATCAGCTTTGACGAGTTGGTGACGTTTCCCTTCGGGATGGCGATGCGGATCATCTCGTCGCTGCGGTCGGCCGGGCGCGAGAACTACACGCCACAGGTGTTCAGCGGCACGAACCCAGGTGGTCCCGAAGCGTGGTGGGTCAAGGCGATGTATATCGACCGGGCGATGGACACGGAAGACTACCCGGACTACGACGCCAAGGACTACGCCTTCATCCCGTCGAAGCTGGAGGACAACCCCTACCTCGATGCCGCCTACGAGAAGACGCTGCTGGCGTTGCCGCCGATGCTGCGGAAAGCCTACCGCGAAGGGTCGTGGGACGTGTGGCCGGGGCAGTTCTTCACCGAGTGGTCACGCGACAAGCACGTGGCCGACTGGGGGCAGGACTGGACGCCGAGAGGGTGCAAGGTCTACTGCGGCATCGACTGGGGCTACATCCGACCCGGGTGCTGCCTGTGGGTCGCGGTCAACGGCGAAGGCCGCATGTATGTTTTCGATGAGTACGTGTTCAAGCAGACCGTGGTCGGGGATGTGGCCGCAGAGATTCGTCGTCGGTCGCGTGAGTGGGGCTGCAAGCCGCTGTACGTCGCGGATAACCAGATGTGGGGCGGGAACGACCAGACGGGCGAGACGATGAGCGAGACGTTTGCCCGCAACCATGTGCCGTTGGTGCAGGCGTCAAAGGATCGCATCGGTGGATGGCAGCGCACACGGGCGTGGTTGCGCGATGCGCCGGATGGGAAGCCGTGGCTCCAGGTGAGTCCGAAATGTGCCTACCTGATTCGGACATTGCCTGCGCTGATGCAGGACTCGGCATCACCGGAAGACGTGGATAGTTCTGGCGATGATCACGCCAGCGACTCATTGCGATACGTGATCTCTGCGCGTCCGAGTCCCGGCAAGTCGGGCCATTCGTCGCGCATCGTCGTACCAGGGACGTGGGGGTGGGTGAAGTCGCAGCAAGGACGTGAACGGCGCGGCCTGTTGGCCCGCTAAGGGGTGAGAAGGAATGAGCATGGAACAGACTGAACAGGGACAGCAGCCGTCCGCAGACGCGCAGGCATCGGCCGACCGCGTGGCGGCATGGTGGTCGGAGATCGACGCCGCCGAGAAGATGCGGAAGAAGCACGAGCGGTGGTGGCAGGCCAACATCGACCGGTACAGCCCCAAGGTGGACCGTGACCCTGACGCCTACGGGTCCGACGTGAACACGAATCGGGACTTCACGTTGGTCGAGCAGAAGCGGGCGCAGTTGTTCTTTCAGACCCCCGAGGTCAACATCAAGCCGTCGCCACTGATGGACGGCCAGGGCGCGGTGCTGTTGACGCACCAGCACATCGTGAACGAGATGCTGGGGCCGGATCGCAACAACGCCATCGGCATGGTGGATGACGCACTGTTCGACCTCCTGTGCCCGGCGGGATTCGGCGTGACCGTGATGGGCTACGAGTCCGTGACTGAGAACGTGCAGACAGACGTGCCGCTGCCGGACCCGATGACGGGCGCTCCGGCGATGGACCCGACGACGGGACAGCCGTTGACGGTGCCGATGACCGTGCCGGTGCCGATCTGGGAACGTGTGTTCTGGGAGCGCGTCTCGCCCAAGCGTGTCCTCATCCCGGCGCACTTCCATTCGACCGACTACGAGAAGTCGCCGTGGCTGGGGCTGCGGTTCTCGATGCCGCTGTCCGAGGCTCGACAGAAGTTCACGCTGCCCGAGGACTTTGAACCCGGCAAGTCGTCGGACGGCAAGCCCTACTTCGACCACGGCACCGGGGACGACGGCGACGGCACCAATATCGAAGGCGTGGAGTTGTGGTACCGGGCCTCGCTGCGTGACCAGGGCGTGAAGAACCCGGACCTGTTGCGCCGGCTGGTGCTGGTGCGCGGGCTGGATGCGCCTGTGGTCGATGCGGACAGCCCGTATCAGGAGATCGACCCCAAGACGGGGCGGTTGTCTCCGCAGTCCATGCGGGGCTATCCCATCCACATCCTTGTGACGCGGAGCATGGGCGATGCGCCCTACGTCATGAGCGATTGCTCCATTTCGCGCCCCCAGGTGAACGAACTCAACCGGTTCCGCGAGATGCAGACGGCGATGCGCGACAGCAACATCCCGATTCGCATCGCGCACCCGGACATTCCCGACGAGGTCATGGAGAAGATGCGGAGGGCCGAATACCGGTCGGCCCCCGTGAAGATCCCAGACGACGTGTGGAACGCGACGGCTGGCGACCCGATCAAGGAGATCGCCAAGGCGACCTACCCCCGCGAGAACTTCGCGTTTGAGGAGAAGCAGGACGCCGACATTGCCCGTACGCACGCGATGGACAGCAATCAGGCGGGCATTCGCAACGACTCGGCGCGGACAGCCACCGAACTCCAGCTGGTGCAGCAGAACGCCAATGTCCGGCTGGAGAAGGAACGCGCAAAGGTGCTGGATTGGTACATCCGTGGCGTGACGAAGTTCTCGACGCTCATCCAGCGGTTTGTGACGGAACAGCAGGCGGCAGAGATCGTCGGGGCGAAAGCGGCCCAGTCGTGGGCGCAGATCATGTCGCAGGTTCCGGCGAGTCTCGCGTTCTTCGCGGCCCCGGATTCGGCCCTGCGGGTGGATGCGGCCCAGCGTCGGCGCTTGGCGATGGAGAAATACGGCTACCTGCGGAACGACCCGGCGATTGACCCAACGTCGCTGTTGAAGAACGACGTGTTGCCGTCGTTGGGCCTGGACGAGCGGGTCATCAAGCAGCCCTCGCCGCCGCCCCCGCCCCAGCCGGACCCGCCCAAGGTGTCGGTGAGCATCAAGGGCGAAGACCTGATGCCGACGGCCCCGCAGTATGCCGGCGTGCTGGTGATGCTGAAATCGTCCGGCATGGACGTGTCGGCGCTGCCGCAGCCCCAGGTGGGTCAGAATACCGGCATCGTGCAGCCCGACATGGGCATGGAGGGCCAATCGGAGGACCCAACATCACGGATGCAGGGCACGCAGTTCGCGGCTCCCATGGCCCCTGGAGGGGCCGG